TTGAGGGTGGCGTTAAAAATGCTAACCAACGTGTTTATCCCGTTCACGAAATTGAGAAAGCCGTGTCAACTATCAACGAACAGATTAAAGGCGGATATTCCGTATTAGGTGAAGTTGATCACCCCGATGACCTAAAGATTAACCTAGACCGCGTAAGCCACATGATTGAAAGTATGTGGATGGATGGACCATGCGGTCACGGTAAATTAAAAATATTACCAACTCCTATGGGAGAATTAGTGAAAGCTATGATGACTAGCGGTGTTAAGCTAGGTGTTAGCTCACGTGGATCTGGTAATGTAAACGAAAGCAGTGGTCACGTTAGCGATTTTGAAATCGTAACCGTAGACATTGTTGCACAGCCGAGTGCTCCTCATGCATATCCTAAAGCCATCTATGAAGGCTTAATGAACATGCGTGGTGGTGCTCAATTATTTGAAGTAGCCCGTGAAGCTACTCAAGATCGAAAAGTACAGAAGTACCTTGAAGAAGGCATTACACGCCTTATCAAAGATCTGAAACTATAAGAGGAGATATCCGATGTTAGATGCTATCAAACCATTGTTAGACTCAGGAATTATCAGTGAATCTACTCAACAAGCTATCAATGAAGCTTGGGAAACCAAGTTAAATGAAGCACGTGAACAAGTACGTGCAGAGCTTCGCGAGGAATTCGCAGGTCGTTATGAGCATGACAAAAGTGTTATGGTTGAAGCTCTAGACAAAATGGTTACAGAATCTCTAACTGCTGAAATTGCAGAATTCCAGGCAGAAAAGCAAGCACTTGCTGAAGATCGTGCGAAATTTAATGTTCGTATGACTGAGAGTGCTGGCAAGTTCAACGATTTTATGGTTACTAAACTAGCCGAAGAAATCAAAGAACTACGTAATGATCGCAAAACATACGAGTCTAGCGTTGCTAAACTTGAAAACTTTGTAATCAAAGCGTTAGCTGAAGAAATCCAAGAGTTTGAGCAAGACAAACGTGCCGTAGTTGAAACGAAAGTTAAACTAGTTGCAGAAGCTAAAGAAAAATTAGCCGCCCTACAACAAAGTTTCATTCAACGTTCTGCACAGCTTGTTAAAGAGTCTGTGGCTAATAAGCTAGAGAATGAATTAACTCAACTCAAAGAAGACATTACTGTTGCACGTGAAAACATGTTCGGTCGTCGTCTATTTGAGGCGTTTGCAAGTGAATTCGCTGTTACTCACTTAAATGAGAACAAAGAAGTTGCTAAATTGCAAGCCGCAATCACAGAAAAAGAGCGTCAGTTGTCTGAAGCGGTTCAGAAAGCTGAAGAAGCGTCTGTTATTGTTGAGAGTAAAGAGAGAGAAATCCGCGTTATTAAAGAGTCTGCAGAACGTAAGTCTACAATGGCTGACCTACTAAAGCCTCTAAACAAGGAAAAGGCCGCTGTAATGAGCGAGCTATTAGAATCTGTGCAAACTGACAAGTTGCAGTCTGCATACGATAAGTATCTACCAGCTGTGCTAGGTAACAATAGTGTTACAAAGCCAGTGGTTCAGAAGCAAGTAATTGCTGAGAGCCGCGTTGAAGTAACTGGAGATAAATCTGCTAAAACCGTCGCTACAGAAGATAACGCCAACGTTATCGAATTGAAGCGTTTAGCAGGGCTATAATTTTATACCCTAATTAGGAGAAAAGGTAAAATGACACAAGCATTATTAGAAAGCCGTTGGGGCGAGACAAAAGAAGCCCTGTTAGAAGGCCTACAAGGTAGCCGCCGTACAAGCATGGCAGTTATCCTAGAAAACACACGCAAGCACTTGGCTGAAAGTGCAACAGCTGGTGCAACACAATCTGGCAACGTAGCTACACTTAACCGTGTAATTCTTCCAGTTATTCGTCGTGTTATGCCAACAGTTATCGCTAACGAAATCGTTGGTGTACAGCCAATGACAGGTCCAGTTGCTCAGATTCATACACTACGTGTACGTTACGCTGAAACAACAAACGACGCAAGTGCTGGTAACACAGACACAACAGCTGGTGATGAGGCATTAAGCCCATTCAAGATTGCAACAGCATACTCTGGTAGCTTGTCTACTGGTAAAGCTGATAGCACAGCATCTTTAGAAGGTGTAGCAGGTCGTAAGATCAACGTTCAAATTCTAAAGCAAGTTGTTGAAGCTAAGACACGTAAGTTGTCAGCTCGTTGGACATTTGAAGCCGCTCAAGACGCACAGTCTATGCACGGTTTAGATGTTGAAGCTGAAATCATGGCTGCTTTGGCACAAGAAATCACAGTTGAAATCGACCAAGAGATCCTAGGTTCTCTACGTTCTTTAGCTGGTTCAACATACAGCTACAACCAAGCAACAGTATCTGGTACAGCTACATTCGTTGGTGACGAACACGCCGCTTTGGCAGTTGTTATCAACCGTGCCGCTAACTTGATCGCTCAACGCACACGTCGTGGCGCGGCTAACTGGGCAGTTGTATCTCCAGCAGCCTTGACTGTTCTACAGTCTGCAACAACAAGTGCATTTGCACGTACAACAGAAGGTACTTTCGAAGCTCCTACAAACACTAAGTTTGTTGGTACATTGAACGGTGCTATGCGTGTTTACGTTGATAGCTATGCTAGCGACTCTACACCAGTTCTAGTTGGTTACAAAGGTTCAAGCGAAGCTGATGCGGCAGCGTTCTACTGCCCATACATTCCTCTAATGAGTTCTGGTGTTGTGTTAGATCCATCAACATTCGAACCAGTAGTATCATTCATGACACGTTACGGTTATGTTGAGTTGACAAACACAGCATCATCTCTAGGTAACGCGGCTGACTACTTAGAAGAAATTGGTGTAAGCAACCTATCATTCCAGTAATTTGGAATTATCCACCCAGGGATGGGAAGGAACAAAAAGCCCCGCAAGGGGCTTTTTTGTTGACAGCAGTAAGCAGAGTAATTCATAAATATACATGTTCATAAGAACTCTCGGAGTAGCCACTCCGGGTAGCCTAGAACGCTATTTTTAAAGGAGAAATAAAATGGCAAAACTAAAAATCGCTCACGGGTCAACAATTGACCAAGGTCGTGCAAGTGGCTTCGGCGGTACTGGTGGTCAACCAAGTACAGTTACATCTGGTGTAAAAACTATCGCTTTAACATACAACACATCTGGCAACGTTCAAGTAGCTGATGGTTATATTATTTCACAAAAAGGTGCTAAGAAATTCTTAGTTGCTAATAGTGCTAGCGTTGGTAGCAATATCACAACTATCACTTTAGTAAACAAAGTTGACGGTGCATTAGAAGCAAACGAAGGTACAATTCATGGTTACACAACAGGTAATGTTGGATTCTTTGCTAGTCGCATTACTAGCAAGCACGTATACGATTTTGATGGTAACAAATACATCTACAAAATTGATACAGTGGCTACTGAATCATATGCTAACGTAAGCGTAGCTTAATTAGTATTTGTATATCGATTGGAAAAGCGGCTTCGGCCGCTTTTCTTTTGAACTTGGGTTATTTTTCTAACGCATAAATATAAGAAACACGGATTTTAACAAATGGCTACCATTAAAAGAATACAAGGCGATTACACTATTAAAAGTGTTGGGCTGAATACAAGCGAATTTACTATTGATAGATTTAATCAAGTTACTATCAATGGTGATTTGGTAGTGACAGGAAATACAACACAAGTAGCAACTACAAATACTACAATCACGGATAACATTATTGTTCTTAACCAAGGCGAAACTGGGTCTGGGGTAACAAGAGCATTCTCAGGTATACAAGTTGATAGAGGAACAGCCGGTAACGTTGTGTTACGTTGGAACGAAAACTATCAAAAATGGCAAGTAACTGAAAACGGTTCGTATTTTAGCAATATTGCTACATACGGTCTTGTGCCTTTTATTAGTAACGTAGCTGATGACCCAAGTCCAGAACTAGGTGGCAATCTTGATGTATTGAATTATCAAATTTATTCTAGCACAGCAGAAACGGTTGTGTTTAACGATAACGTGGCGATTGCTCAAACCAGCGTAGCACCGTCTACATTAACTGGGAATGTTGTTGTTTATGCACAAACAGCCGGTGGTGGTGGTTCAGGTTTATATGTTAACAATGAATCATATACAGAACAAGAGTTAGCCACTAAGAGCAAGGCTATTACATACAGTATTATTTTTGGATAAGGATTTTTTAAATGGCGATTACAAATACCGCTTTAACAACAACAGCGTCACCAATTTACACTAGTACAGGTGGTAGTGCTACAACAGTAGTTCACTTGTGTAACTACACTGGAACAACAGTAACAGCTAACGTTTGGCTAGTTCCAAATGGAAGTAGTGCTAGTTCGGCAACAATTATATATTCTAATGTATCGTTGACAGGACAGAATACACTAGTGATAGATACAGAAAAATTTATTTTTGCCAATGGTGATGCAATTTACGCAAACGCAAGCGTTAATACTTCTGTAACTGCAACTGTTAGCTATATTGGAATTTAACAATGGCTAGATTTTTAAAAAATCCGGATTTAGCAAGAAGCGGCCTGGCTGCTCGATTGCCTCTTGTGCCTAGTTCTAGTTACGGTGATGCACCAACTGACGGCTTGATTAGATTTAATCAAGATAACAGCAAAGTAGAATTTTATTATAACAATACTTGGAATCAAGTAGCCAAGATAGGAACAGTTCCTATTATTGCAGATACGTTCACTACAGCAGACGGTGTAGTAACATACGGCCCAATGAGTTATGCTTATGACTCTGGAGCTGAGCCAAATGTGCTGGTGTTTGTTGGTGGTGTGCAACAGAAACCTATTATTAATTATACATTTGATGGTACAGTAACATTAAATCTCAATCCAACATCTGGTACAGCAGGACAGACTATAACTGTATTGCATAATTTCAACAGCACAGACGCTGTATAAGGACTTGATCCATGGCAATTGGTAAGATATCGGGTCCAATGCTACAGACCAACTTGGAACGCCAAGGGGTTGATCTTTCCATTGACGGTAATTTAATTTATGCAGATGTAACCAACCGATACGTTGGTATTAACGGCGAGCCAACGACAGACTTTCAAGTATTTGGTAACGCTATCATTAGTAACATTTTTGTTACAGGCAACACAATCAGCAGTGACACTGGTGTAGTAGACTTTGGGTCTAATGCAAACATAACCATCTCTGGTGGTGATGCAAATTATTTGTTTGTAACAGATGGTACAGGCAATTTGCGTTGGGCCAACATTGGAGAAATCGCTAGTACTGGTGGCATACTTGGTAATGTAATTAATTTAGGATCTAATGCCGCTGGTGCATTTTCTAGCAACGCCGCAAATTTAACAGTAGACACAACAGTAACAGACAGCGTTGCAATACTAAATGAAATACTTGGTAAGTTAGTACCTCCCCCTCCTCCGGTATTTCCTGGTGGACAAACTTTAAGCATCAGCAGTTTAAGCACATACGGTCGTATGTGTGATTTTACACAGACGGACAACACAACCAGTAGCAGTAAACAAATTGCCGCAGGAACCACAGTTACTAACGCTAGACGTTCTAACACATACACAACCAACACCATTGGGGATTGTGGTCCGGGAACAAGTGGTAACGTTATTGTCTTTAAAAACAACGTAGCGGCCGGGTACAAAGAATTAACTACCAGCAACGACAACGGTACCTACAACGATTTAATCATTTCTGACAATGTTGATTATTCGACTAAAACCGGTGATCGGGGAGGATTCTGGGAAAGTTTTGATACGCAGGCCTCTGGTACAGTAGCAGAGGGATGGAACGAAGTTTATATCCAAGACACTGTCGCATTATCAACTAACGCACCATATTGGTATTATGATGCCGCTGTCCCTGGAACCCCAACTTTCTATAACAAGAATATTGTTAACAGTTCTAACATTGTTGCATACTCAAGCACTATTCCGCACTATACTTCCAGTGCAGGATTTACAATTACGTTTGACGTAAACAAGTTAAGTGGTGACATGTACCCAACATCGGACAACATGGTAACCGGAACCGCAGGTGGGGCATTTACAGCACCTGCAACTAAAACATACAGTCAAGTTGGTGTCACTGCACCACTAGTAAGAAATCTTTATGTTACATCTGGTAACGCCAGTGTAACCACCACATCAAACATTATCAGCGGTTTTGGATCTAGTTCCACTGGACCAAGCGTTAGTGTTAACAACAGTTACAACACAGGGTCAACAGCATTTGCTCCTGGTGTTACGGTGTTATATAAAACTGGTACTACTGTAGATATTGAAGAAACAGATATTACAGTAAGCCCTAGCTTGGGCGGAGGTTACAGCTCAAATGGTGTACGAATAGTTAACCCAGGTAGCGGTGACACTCCGGTGCAGTCGGCAAGTGCAACAGCATTTAACAGCCAAACTGGTACATTACAAACATATGACGCTACAGTGGTTGGTAGCGGAAGTCAAGGTGTTGTTAAACACGATCAAACCAACTACTCAACTGGTTATTGGCCGGTTGGCCCAGATTTAAGTTCTGGTCGTAGTGGAGCACAATATTTTACATTTAAGTTTCAGCGTACAGTGGTCAGCAAGTTTGACATTGTGTACTCGGGCACTATTGCAGGTCTATGGGTAGCGTTGCCGGGATCTTTGATTGATTCAACATCAACCATCAACGGTTGGTTAGACATGAGTACAGCATATTCTGGTTCGGGTACACCCGGGGCAAACACAGGCGCAGGCGGTAACGGATCAAACGGTTGTGCATTAGCAGGAACAGCAACTTTAAACTCTGCGGTAAGTAATAAAGCAGTAACAGCAACATTTGGCGGAGTGAGTTCGTCAAGCACTGGTACAAATGAGATTTATGTTAGAGTTAAATTAACAAGCGGTCAATCAGTGACAGCACTAAGCATTGGGGTAGCATCACACTAATATGGCGATATCAGATACACAAAAAGTTGACTACCTGTTTAAGAAAATTGGTTTTGGCATTAGCAAAACTGATACAGCAACAGTTAAGAGTCCAAGTAACGAGACCATTGCTAGTCCCTTAATCCTCCGCGGCGATATTATTTGGCAACAAGGTGCAAGTATACCTGATATTCAGCCAGTATCTACAACCGGCGTTGTGACAGTATATAGTGACGCAAACGCTAATACTGTTGAATGTACAGCAGATTCAACTTCGACCTTGTATAGAACATGGAAAACGAACTTAATAGATTGGATTAGTCCAGAATACGGTGCTACCTATCAAGTTAAAGTTTACCTCGACACCCCTGGCGCCGGAATGCCGCAAACAACGGGCACAAGAATATTCCCTGACGGTACAGGCAACAACGACGAATGGTACTTTGATTACGCATCGGGTGTGTTGAATTTTATTGGTACAAACTTACCTACTCAGACCTGGGCTGGCAAAAGCATCTACGTGGTCGGATCAAGATATACAGGTCAAAAAGGATTAGTAAACTTCCCTGGCGGGATGACCATTGGTAATATTAATATTGCTGGCAATGAGATTAGTATTGTTAATACCAATGGCAATCTTGAATTAAGTGCCAATGGCAGTGGGTATGTTAATTTAACTAACACTATTGCATCAAACATACAAGTTACAAACAACAGCAACTTTTATTCAAATTTAAGCGTTGGTGGCGAATTTGAAGTAACCGGAAATACTACCATTGGTGGCAACTTGCAAGTCAATGGGGACATTGTTGGGTTTAGTGCTAACACGGTTACTATATTTGATAGCTTACTATATCTAGCATCAAATAATACAGAATCAGACTTAATTGACATTGGTATTGTTGGGCACTATAACAACGGATCGGCAAATCTTCATACTGGTGTAATTAGAGATGCAGTAACTAAAGAATACTATTTCTTTGATGGGTATTCAATTGAGCCCAACACAAACGATATTGACATCAATGATGTAAGTTTTTCTTTAGCTAACTTAAATGTTTCAAACCTATCTCTTGCAACTAGTACATTAAGCTCTGAGGCGTTTGTTACAAACAGTAATATTTCTTTAATTACTCCGGGAACAGTTAATTTAGTTACAACATCTGCGGTATTAGTTCCTGTTGGTAATGTTACCCAACGACCTGCTGGTGTTGAGGGATATTTGCGTTACAATAACGAAACTAATATTCTTGAATACTACAATGGTACAGAGTGGATACCATTAAACAACGCTATTAGCCAACAACTAATTTTATGTGATGGTGTTAGCGACACATACAATCTTGATCAGCCAGCAACAGCCAATGGTATTATTGTTAACATTAACGGTACTGTGCAAGTACCTAACGTGGCTTATACAATAAACGGATCTAATCAGATTGTATTTGCAGAAATACCACAGTCAACTGATGTAGTGGATATCAGATACATTAGTGCTGGCTTTGTTGACCCAAATCAAAACTTTGACGTAATTGATGCCCCAACTAGATCAGTGACTGATTCTCTAACTGTAATTGATACGTTTAGTGCAAACCTATATCGCAGTGCCAAGTACACAATCTCTTCTAATTGTGGCAGTGATTATGAAATAGCAGAAATTCTGTTAGTACATAACGGGGTAACAGCCAACGTAAATACTATTAGTACATCACGCACAGGCAGTAACACAATTACATATTCCGCTACTGTTTCTTCATACCAAGTGCAATTATCCGCAGTTGGCTCAGCAAGTTCTAATCAACTTAGAATTCAGAAAACTTATTTCCAATCGTAATAACAGTTGATTACCAAAACTAGCCGGCACAGCTGGTTTCCTCACGACTATGGTAAATACAGTAAGAGCTTATAGTTATGGAGTGCTGGA